ATGATATCAGTATTTAATATACCATTAATAGCTTTAACTTCTGTTGAATAATTAAAATCATTATACGATTCTACGGTAACAATATCTCCAGTATCTGAAGAATCAAACGAAGCACTTTTGTAATATATTTTTATTTTATTTTTTGGTGCTTCCGAATCAGTTTTTCTTGTTAAGAATCCATAATTATAAATTGTATTTCTTTGTCCCGATCCAAATGTGTAATTTGAAGAAATATTAAATGAAGTGGTATTTAAACTAGCAACCCCTCCAGAAACAGAAGACTCTTGGAAAGTTACAGTTTCTCCTTCAATAAATTTAAAATTATTTTTGGGAAGGTATCTCAGAATTGAAGTATCTTTAACTTCCGCAAATACTGCAACGGCACCACTTGTTTGTCCAACAATTAATTCGCCAATGATCATATCTCCAGTTGAGGCACTAGGACCATTTAACTGGGTCACAGTCATTTCTGGTGCGCCAAAATTATCATCCGTTAAATTTACATCAGATGTTTCATATATTGAGTGAATTTGTATAACATCAGGAACATTTAAAGAAATTATATTATCCTGAAGTCTTGTTCCAAAAGGATATTGTCCATATGATAATCCATCATTTATAGTTGTTGAACCAATTCCAGATGCTGGATTTATAGATTTGTCAACTACTAATGTTTTAACTCTATTTTTAATCTTTTTCTTAGCTTTTACAGTAGATTTTCTTACTGTAGTTATGAGTTGACAATCTTCATCATTAAGTCCAAGACCTCTAATTTGAAGTTCTCTTAAATCTGCAGAGAATGAAAATCTATCGGATGAAAGTGGTTCTGTTATTCCATTAGATCTGATAAGAGAATATCTTTCATCAGAATATGAAAGATAAATTTCCCCTTCTGGTAAAGTAATTGATGTAAGACTTGTAGAATCTAATCTATTATCTGAAATATTTACGGTATATGCTTTTCTAATTACTATTTCCCCATCAGTTAAATCAATAGTAGCAATATTATTTTTTGGCAATTCCGTATAAAATGTATCATCGGAAGATGAATCTAATTGAGTATTAACAACTTTGAGATCAGATGCTGAAAAATCTGATGTTGGAAGTTTTCCATTAGCAACTCCAAGGACAGTGGTTACACCAACTACTGTTACTTCAGACGTAGTAACTCCCACAACTCTTGATAGAATTGGATCTTCAGATACACTAAGATCCGAATATTCAATTAAATTATTAACTTTTATATTTCCTGGAAATAATTTATTGGTGCTGGAAATAGTGCTAACTCCACTGAGAGCGGTAACTGACGCAACACCTACGACTAATGATGGAGATTGGACAACATTTGCGCTAAATGTATTAATTCCAACTACATTGTCCCCATTGATTCCATTTGCAATTCCAGTATTTGAATAAACTGATTTTACATCTGAAATTTTTTGAGAAGTTACATCGACTATAGATCTATTGACACTAATTGTTTGAGTAGAAATTCCACTTCTAAAAATTAAAGTCTCATTTTTAATAAATTCTCCTTTTTGATCATACACTGTTAATGCAGTTCCGGCACTAACAGGACTTCTTAAAAATGCAGTTGCTCCACTACTATTACCTTCAACGTGTGAAGGAATTGATAAATCTATAGCATGATTAACTGTAATATTAGTAAATGGTTGTAGGTCATACATTGACATTCCCCACTCATTATCTTGTGGGAATGACGTGTTGTATGATCCAGATTCTAATCTGAAATCAAATACTCTTGCAAAACCAATTTCATTTCCTGGAGCTGCTTCTGAATTTACTCCAACTCTCTGATCTCTTAAACTTAAGATGAAAGTATTACCTACACCAACTGTTGGCGATCTATAAACACTATTGAGTTTTAATGTTGGACCAGTATTATATGGAAAAAATTCATTCTCAATAGTTCTTGTAACTCTTGGTTTTGGTACGTCAATAAAAGTTGGACTTATTGTTTCAATTTCATATCCTTTTACATACGCTTTACCGGGAGATATTCTACAAACCGATAAATCTGGACTAGGAGTTGATCCTCCTGCAGTAAATTGACCTTCTTCATATAAACCTTGATTTCCTAAATTATTGTTTAGGGAATTTACAATAGATACATTAAATGGTTTTACAATATAATGTCCACTCTCATCGTATGTTCTTCTTGCTAAAACATCAGAAAGGTCGTCATAAAATACTGATCCATCACCTCTTGCACTTCCTCTCCTTTTTGGCGTTTGAAGAACACCATCGACAACAGTTCCTAAAAGAATAAAGTTGTCATCATTAAAATCGTCAAGAGATTTTTTAAATAAACTTGCAGTAATTTTAAGTCTATCTGCACCAGGGGCCCCATAATTATTAAATCCTTGAGAATTATCATTTAATGACTCATCAGAATTTGAATTTACAATTTCTTCAGAAATAAACAGACCGATTCTATAATTAGGTTTATTTGAATATTGATCTAATATTATTGATTCTTTATTTACATTTACAAAATATCCACGAATAAAATATACTCCATTTTCAATTTGGAATACCGATCCAGTTGAAGTTGCATTTGATGCTAAAGTATTTGCAAATGGAGCTCCAACTGAAATAGTAGAATTTCCTAATAATCCAGAAGTTATAATTTGATTGCATGTTAAAGACTCACCATTGGAAAATGTCTGAGTAGTATTATCAACCTTAGAAGAACCTGCATAAGAAACATAAAGAGTTGCAGTACCTCTCTCAGAATCAACTGCTGGCAATACACTATCAACTACTGCAGTAACACCAGACGTTTGTCCAGTAATTGTTGTACCAACTAACTGATCTAGATATGCTTCGACAGGGACTCCCTGAAACGTATTTGCAAGTTGAACGGAGTAATAAAGTTGAGAATACCCAGTATTACCTGGAATTACTTTAGCACCCTCTTTAAAAAAATGCTGACCAAACTTTTCTACTTGATTCTGCAGAATTGACTGTAGAGTTGTTAACTCTCTTGCCTGGACAGGATATCCAGGTTTAAAAAGTACCTTGTGGTAATCGTTCGTTGCATCAAAATCGTCAAAATATGGTGCTACGTTAAGGTTCGTCTGCTGTGGCATAATTCTTTAGAACTGCAAGATAACTTTTATGTCTTCTTTTTGGTTTGACGATCTTGTTATAGAAGGTCTATTATCTACGTATATAATATTTCCAGAATGCTGTTTTACTTCTGGAGAAGCAACACCACTACTAAAATCCATTCCAAGATAATATGTACGATTATTTATCGTTGTTTTGTTATCATTAAATGAACTATCAATACTCAACTGCAATCCTGTAGATGGTGTAATTGTAACGGTTCCATCTCCGGTTGGATTGCCAGTAAAATTCCTCATGAGGAATCCATAAGTAGGATTGGTAATTCCAATGCCTGCTGTGGTAAATCCAGCAACAGTCCTATCTTGCCAAAGTTTTAGAACTCCAGTATTTTGGTCATAATTTATAACTCTACCTACTGCAGTGATCCCAGTTCCAACTACTTGGGTGACAAAAGAATCTGCTGTAAAAGATGCTTCACTATATCCAACACCCGTCAATTTTAAAGCATTAACCGCACTTGCTTTATCTATTTCTAAAACCGATCCTCCAGCTGGAGAAAGTGGGTTTTCGACAACCCCAATCCTAGCAAATTGATTTCCTGTGATAAAATCTGGATTTTCATTATCACTTTCAATTCTAGAATACATTAGAACACTATATGCCCCAAGTTCTCTGTAGATGTCAGCACCATGTCCCCCCTGTGGAGAAATGATAACATCAAATGTTGGTCGAGTACTACCTACAGGAACACCACCAGACTCATAATCTAAAGTTCCGAATGTATATCCAGATCCCTGAGATGATACTGTAACCTCATTGATTTTTGAATCTCCGTCAATAGTAACAGTACACTCTGCCCCACTCCCATCACCCTTAATTGGAACTCTTGTATATGTTACATTTGCTGTCCCTAAACCAACACCGCGATTAGTTATCGTGACAATTTTTATAGAACCGTCTACGGCATTTTCTCTGACTAAACTAGTATCATTACTAGTACTCCAATCTATCGGAACTGGTTGAAAATCTGTAGAGTCAAATTTAGTAATATCCGCAGGTTTAATGGTATAAAGATACTTCCATATATAACCATCACCACTAGTTCCAGCTGCTCTTGGTTCCAAATCTGTAAATAGTGGTTCATCTAAAGATGGTCTACCAAGAGTATTCTCTGGATCTGTTCCATTTTGAAGGCAGATATAAACTCTAAAATCACTATTCAAAACGTAAAAGTTTGAATTGTATAGATTAGTTGCTCCAGAAACCGAAGCAGTGTTTGATCTACTATAATCATGACGATACATGTCAAAAGTTGTTCCGGAAGACCAATTTCTCTTTGGAACAACCTGTCTTACATCAGAGGAATTAATCCTCTTCAAAGCAATCATTGTATTCCAATAATCATTTTCCTCATCAAAATTATCTTTTGGTGAAGGAGGATTATCGTTCCATGTCGTAGAATAATCTGTTGGATTTGGAAGTCCAACAAAAGAATAATAGGAATTGTTAGCATTAGCAATTCCAGCGACAAAATTCTTTGCGTTTAATATTCTAATTTGATCAGTTATAATTGCAGCCATTTTGACAGACTTTTTTTATTATTTATCCTGCAAAAAATCATAGTTCTTCTAGGATAAGTTGTTATCAAGTTTTCATAATGAATGCAAGAGCATAATATGGAGGTCTGTTTTCGTGTGACTGACCACCACCTGTGGATCCTGAATCAATCTCAGATGCATAAGCTGATCTGGGTGATGAGTAAGGTGCGGATGGCGATCCATCATTAATGGCAGTAATTGCGTGAGTGTGAGCAGGAATTTGATCTACAGTGAGAGTAACAGAATTAGCACCACCAGTATCTCCAATAGAATATACACTTCCAGAACTAACAATAAATCTATCTCTTAAATCTGGAGTCGAATTAGTTCCATCACAAAGTGACCACCCACCAGGAACACTAGCACCAGACCACATAATAATACCACCAGTTGGAACTCCACTACCCACAATATTTAATATTCCTCCCATATTCGCATGAGAAGTACACTGATAATAGAGAATATCAGGAGCATCTTGTCTAACTTCAATAGTTACAGTTCCGCTTGATGTTCCATTATTTGTAACTCCATTATTATATGCGGTTCCACCCTGACCAGAAGTTAATTGAATCTGAAATGGATGAGCACCCATTCCATTTACAAATTTATAGGTTTTACCTCTTTGTAGATAAAGAGACGGATCATTTTGTGCTCCACTTAATCCAGGACCAGTGAATGTATAGTCGCTAGTTCCATTAGCACCAAGAACCCATTGACCTGCTGTCATATCAGAAGCATTACCCTCAAGTGAGGTTGCAGTAATGATACCAACAACTAGATTGGGAGTTCCCGTCAATCCTGTTGCATTACCATCAAAATTGTTAGCACTTAGAGTACCAGTACTTGAATTGAAGGTAAGATTAGTTCCACTTTTAGGTGGTAAATTTCCAGTAGCAGCAGTTGTAAACAGTGGGAAGCAAATTGTGTCAGTAGACTCATCAGTAACTGTAACATTAGTAGCAATTGCGGCAGTCCCTGATGTATCTTGATTTCCTGCCTGATTGACACCTGGAAGGTTAATATCTCCCGATCCATTAAAAGCAACGCCACCAATATTTCTGGATGCTGCTAAAACTGTTGCTGTTGCAGAGTTTCCACTACATGATCCAGAAGAACCACTAACATTACCAGTTACATTACCTGTAAGATTGCCAGAAAAATTAGTATTTGCTGTAATGGTTGTACCCGTGATAGCTGCTGGTGAATTTCCACCAACAACACCATCTAGAGTGCCAACAAAACCACCAGTTGATGTTGTTACACCAGTAACTTCTAAGTCATTTTGTATTTTTACTTTCTTTGTGGTTGTAACACCAGTTACACCATCATAGTTGCTCCAAGTGCCACCTACACCTGCTGATCCACCACCACCTCCACCAGAAGCATTAATTGTCACTTGTCCAGTACTTCCAGATAAAGTAATATTCGAACCAGCAACAAGTGAAGTAACACCTGCTCCCGTTAACGTTTCTCCACTAATAATTACTTGGGTGGTAGAAATTATTCCAGTAATTCTAGCATCACCATTAACATGTAAAGAAGTTCCTGAAGCACCTACTGCTCCTACTTCGAGAGTAAATCTAGGATTAGTAGTTCCAATACCAACGTCAGAAAGAGTGTTGATACCAGAATTAACTACGTCCCATGATCCACTTGATAGAGTAGTTCCATTTCCAAAAAGATCATATAATTCGGTAAAGTTATCATTAATTTTTGTACCACCGGCTCTTAAATTATCACCTGTACCATCATTTGGAGATGAACCCGTTGCTATTACCTGTCTTGCCATTATTTTTTGGGTTTAAATATATTTATATTGTATTGGTGTTCTTTTTAAATCTAAGATATCTTGTTCGAGTTAATGTATCCGAAGTTGATAATCCCGAGAATCCATTTAAAGTTCTTGCTTCATGCGATAGTTCTTTAGTTCTAGCATCAACTATAACTTTACCCCAACTAAATTCACCAAAATAATTGGATGTAGTAAATCCGCCAGTAAATGATTTTAATCCGGAATTGTCAAAAGTGAACAATGTACTATCAAACGATTCTGTAGTCGAACTAAATCCAATAGTTCCTATTCCAGTGGCTAAAGAATTTACTCTTACAACATTAGTGGATATTCCACCAATAGTTCTGGTGACTACTTGGACAGATTTTGCTTGGAATACTGAATCAATGAATAATGTTGTAATTCCTATTATGTTATTAGACGTATCAAAAGATGTAAGTGTACCACCTAGTGCATCACCAGCATTAGAATTGAATATAGTAAAGTAATCTCCAACAGATATTCCACTTAATGTTATCGCAGCACCTACTAGATTTGTATTTCTTAATTCTGAGTTATATGGAATGTGGAAATCTAAACCAATTTCATTAGTCAATCCAACTGTTGTTATTCCAAATCCAACAATAACACCTGAATCTCCAGAATAAGAAGAAACATCACAAGTTTCTGTTTGTTGTGAAGGAGGACCGATAAGAACTAACGGTGGGTTAGTTTGAGTGTATCCAGCACCAGGATTGGTAATAGTAACTCCAGTGACAACTCCATTAATGATTGTTGATGTTGCTGTTGCTGTGATAGACCCGATACCAACACTAACGTCTGGTGCCGCTGAATAACCAACTCCACCGTTGTTTACATCAATTGAAGCAATCGTACCTGTAGATGAAACAACAGCGGTTGCAGACGCTCCTACAGTTACTTCAGATGAAGAAATTGTTATTTCTTTTTGAATGGTTTCTCTAAAATTAGAATCTACATTTTCATTATTAAGATCAAATACCGGTCTTAATCTATCAACATAGATGATTGTAGAACCAATACTAACCGAATTAATTATGTTTGCGGTTGGATTAATAACTGCTTCGTAAAGTTCTCTATCTTTACCAACTTCTTGTCCATTAATAATTTTATCTTCAGTTTGTCTACACCACGTAATTGGTCTTTCAAAGGTAGTATCCCTAGTATTGCCTGGACCAAAATATGGAAGAGTTTTAGCTCTATCAATATTAGTTACTGTACTAATTGTTCTTGCATTTTCTTGTTGATATGGTTTTTGTCCCAAATCTGGATTATAATTTAAAGTAACTTCATCTCCGTACTTAATAGTTTCAAGAACTTCTCTATCAATAACATCAAGATCACTTCCACTTCCTTTATAGAAATTGATTGTAAGTTTATCACCAATCTTTAGTGGTTCTGTAAATGTTATTTGAGAACCACCATCAAATTTGTATGAGTTTCCAGGAATTTGAAGTATCTCATTTACAAATACTAAAAGTAATTGATCAAGTTCGATTTTAGATCCTTTTGCCTTATTGATAGATATTGGAATACCTGCCTTAATTAATGGGAAGTCAATTCTAGTGCCATCAATAAATCTAGTAACATCGTCAAACGTTTCTATAACACCTAAAGACCAACCAGTAAATTCGTCATTAATGATTTTTTCAATTTCAATTTCAAACTGATTTGATGAAGTAAACGCTGATGTAGTTGGAATTCCAGTAGTTCCTCCAAATCCAACAGTAAGGGTTTCTCCATTACCATATCCATAACCAGTGTTTTTAATCTCAAAATCAATAATACTGGATCCTTGACCAACTACAACATCAATTTTTGCTTGTGTTCCTAATCCAGTTACTCCAGAAGTATATGTCAAAGGAATATTTGAATATGAAAGTGGACTATCAACTACTACAAATGGTAAATTTGATGCAGTATATCCGGTTCCTGGATTAGTAATTGCTATACTAACTATATTTCCATTATTAATAGAGGCAATTCCAACTCTAACTAGATTTAATCCAGAAAGACTAGAAGTGCCAACGCTAACATTGACAGTTTGAATCCCGGATCTATATCCAGATCCACTATTTCCAATACTAATAGATGAAATAGTTCCTAATCCAGAAATAATTGCAGTACCGCCAGCGGCCACTAGTGGTTGATATCCAAGACCTTTTTGTGAACCGACAGAAACAATTATTCCACCTTTAGGGAAACTACTAATACCAACATCAGATGTTATAGTCTGTGCAAATCCCACAAAACTAATAGAAGTTATACCAGTATTTTCGGAAAGAGTATAATTATTAGCATTTCCTGGAGTTTGGAATATGTCATTTATTAATACAATAGCTCCTTCATTATCAATTCCAGTTATATTTGTTCCGTTGGACTTGAGAGTAAACTCATTTTCAATTCCGTTAAAATTGCTAGAAATGTCATCAAAAACATAATTTTTATAATATGTTTCATTAATAGTATTTGGAGCCGCTGTCCTCATGAAACTTCTTCCTTGGAAGGTAGAACTAGTAGTTATTCCAGTATAATCTCTTTGATCTGGTGGATTTGTTATAGTTCCAATTGGAGTATTTCCATATGGTGCTTCAACAAAATTGAGTTTATTTCCAACAATATTATAGTTTCCAACAACCTTTGTTACTAAACTACCTGTTGCAATTCCAGATTGGATAGTGGTTCCCATCCACCCCCTACGAACAGAGATTGCATTTGCTGTTCCAATACCAATACTCTCAATTTTCATTATTTCATTACCAATCTTAAATAAATCTCCACCAAAGAATGAGGTGATTCCAGTAAAATTGACGATATTATCTGTTGTTACAACTTGATCACTTAATGTTGTGGTAACTGCCGTAGAAACAATTGGTGACTGGATTAAGTTATCAATTGCAACAAGTACTTTTGGATTTTGGTTTGTTGCGGTAAATGAGTGACCAACTCCAACCCCAACTGAAGTAAAATCAAGTACTTTTGGAATTGAGTTTAAAGCATCTTCAGCACTTCTAGCAAGTTTAATTGTGTTGTCATTAATTTTAATTGCAAATATTCCAGTTTCTGGAAGTAATGTTGTTGTAACACCAGTTACAGGAAATGTAGTTTGAGCAATGCCAATGGATTGAGTAATTCCAATACCAGGGCAAGTATATTCAATTTGCTCACCCGTCACATAGAAGTGATTTGGAATTGTAATTGTATTTGAATCTAGATTAACAATTGAAGTGCTATCTCCTTCAAAAGCTTTAATAAAGATAGCATCATTCTTGTGAGTTAGTTCAAACTCTCTCTTTATGTCTCTGTCAGTTCCAGTGTATGTACCATATCCGGTTTCTATAGTACCATTAGTAAAATCAATAGTATCTTTTGTGTCATCTTCAATTCTAAGAGCATTTGTGTATACATGAACGGTTGCATCAATTCCTGATATCGGTGTAAAGAGGACTTGAGTGGTTGCAGCGAGTCCAACAGAATTTGCTATTACTCTAGAACCAAAAGTTCCAAGTCCAGAGTGAGTTTGAATATTTGCAAACTCTGTATCGAATGTTTCTGAAGATGTTTCTCCTTCAATATGATCGTCAACAACAAAATATTCTAAAAATTCGTATCTATCATTTGTTGTATCGTGAATCTGAATCATAAAATATCCAGCATCATACCTATCAATTTCAGTAGAAATATGACTTGGATATTCTGCAACAACATTTTGAATTGGAGAACCAGATGATGCAATATCCGTCATGGTAGATTGCAATCTGGCATGTTTAATGTCAACAGTTGAAATTCCTGAAGATATCGAAGATAAACCAACAACAATAGTATTAACTACCGCATTAGTTCCTATTCCAGATGGATTAAAGTCAAGTTTAATATTTGATCCATCGAGACGTGCTGTGTAAGTTCCAAATCCAATTGCACTATATCCACTTAGTGAAGTAGTTAACTTACCATACTCTAAAATAGAAACATCTGATCCATCATGAACAATATTAAGTTCTTGAGCCTCAAATTCATTTACATTAAATGTAGATGTTGCACCATAAGAAACGTTTTCTACATCAGGAGCAATTTCAACAAGAACTTTCAGTGAATGATAGGTGTTACCAATACTTACAATTGTTGCAGTCGTTCCAGCACTTACTATTGTGCTTTCCGAATCAATTAAAACTCCTCCGATAGAAGTAGAACCAGTACTTAAGAAATTGTCATTTAGATTATATGAAATTGTTGTAATATCATAGTCATTCACGGATGACTTAACTGGATAGAATAAAAGTTGACCTTCTGTGCCAGAAATTGAAAAGTCGAAAGACCCTTGATCATATACTGTTTCTAATCTTGCATATTGGTTGATATATCCAAATGTTTCATCATGAATAAGATCAACAATTAAAGCTTGTCTTTCTTGAGTAAATCTTTTATCTCTAAGATAAGTAAAATATTTTCTAAATCTAGAATCACTTAAATTAAAAGAATTCAGAACACTAAAAGCAGTTGATCTTGGATTGCTATTAAATTTCGGACTTATATCATCAATAGAAAGAACTCTATTTCCAAATGATTCTGTAAAGTCACTTAGAATTTTATTATTAAAAATAATTTCATTAGAAAGAATATTATTTCCATCAGAAAAATTAAGATTATTTTCTGTAGCAATGTCAAAATCAAATACGCAATTAAGATCTATAAATCCATCCAAACTACTGACGACAGTAACATCAGTTAATTCTGTAGAAATACCCACAGATAAAGAGGTATCTAAATTTGTAGATTCAATTTGAAGGTCTGCAAATTTTTTGTAACCAAGAGTATGATTTAATGAAGATACAGTATCTTTCCAGGTATCAAATGGAACTACACTTTTTAAAGAATATGAAAAGTTTTGATAATATAAATTATCCGGCAATCTCTGCAAATGATCATTTAAGAATCCAGATCCAGTTTGGTTTCCACTGAATATTTGAGAAGAAACATCCGTTTCAAAGTAAGATTCATAAGAAGTTATTGATGATGCAACTCCAGATAATTCTGAGGTAAGTCCTCGTATAACTTCACCACTTGCAAAATCATCACTAGAAAGAACTCTAAGGATCTTTGTTGTTCTATCCCAACTTTGAACGACACCTTCTTTACCGTTAGTGGTAACTTTTTCTCCACTAAGATAATTTCCAGTTGTCAATTGAATATTAAAAGTTGGGAAATCTTTTTCTGCGATTATCATTCCAGAAGAATTGATTATATCAAAATCTCCTGGAAGTTCTCCCACATTCAATACATCAGATAAATTATACGAAACTGTTCCAATTCCACCAATATTTGGTGTTACAGAAGTGAGTGTAAATAATTTATATCCATAATCTTTGGAGTTATACCCTCTTTCAGTACCACCGATACTGATATTTTCGATCATAACTTGATCACCAACTACAAATGGGAATTTCCCAACAGTACTAAATCCAACTGCCATCTCAACAGTTACATCTTTAGTAATTGTACTAAATCCAACTGTACTGATACCAACTCCATTAGTATTTCTTATTGGTAATACTGATGGAATAGAGTTATTAATCCCTCTAGTATTGCTTAAAATTGTTACCGTAGAATCACCCAAAGAATACTTAGTTGAAAGGTCGATTATTTCATCGCCAGTTTTACCATCAAAAAATACTAAGTCTGGTGCTGAAGAATATCCTCTACCTCCAGAAGTAATAGTAATACTTTCAATTTTAGCAAAAGAGTCGATATTAATTATTTGCGGCAGAGAAGTACTTGGTTTTAAAGTTTTGTCTGTTGGAAAATCAAATCCAATATCATTAATTTTTACTTTTTCAATAACACCAATATTATCACTAAAGGATATAAGATCTCCTCTTTCTCCCTCAATAGTATTGATAGAAGTTATTGAAGGTAGAGTAGTGTAATTTTTTCCAGAACTAGTAACTTCTACCGCAGATATTGGACCATTTGTATGCGTACAATCTGTGGTATAAGTAATACTCGATGAAGTAGATACATAAGAATTTGATTCTGGAACTTCACTCAGTTCAAACGTAAAGAAATTAGTTCCTGCAATTGAAATTCTTCTATTGCCATTATAAATGCTATTTTGAGATAAAATGGAATTATGATTAGAAACTTCTAAATCAGATATTATTTCTGATTTTTGTTTAGGTAAATTATTGTCGAGAATAGGATCTAACCTATAATATAATCTTTCTGGTGTGGTTTTTCCTATAGAAACTACCACTTTGGCAGTTGTTGATATTCCAGAAAATCCTGTTCTAGAAATACTGAAACCTGAAGATACCTGATCAGTTTCCCAAAGATTTGTATAACTATCGTTAGTATAAAAATTAAGTTTAAATGCTGAATATTGTGTAGCCTGTTGAACAAATGCTAAACTAGAATCTGACATATCAAATTCTAACTCAGAACTTCTGTAAGATTTAATAACTGGATTAATAAGTCCAAATTCACCAAATGATGTGCTTAAAATTCCAACTACACTTGGTGTCAAATTAGTTGATTCGTAATGACTGTTTGATAATTTAATATTATCATTATCAACTTTTACAATATAATAAATCTTATCATTTTCCAATCCTTGACATGGTGTAGATGATGAATGAATTACTTTATCACCACTTTCATAACCATGGTTTAGTATATTAATTGTATTAGTTGTGCTATTAACGCCAATTGCGCTAAAAGTTTCAATTCCAACTAGAGTCCTTCTATGCTTATCATTATATTTTACAACATATGTTGTTGCAAATGATGGGTTGACATCTACAATAACATTATGACCTGCACGAATTCCATGATTCGAATCAGTCGTTACAGTCGCAGTTGTCTTTGAAACATCTCCAGAAATATTAGTATAATTTGTTTTAAAACTATGATTAGAACCACTACCAATTCCAGTGAAAAATAATGTTTTTGAAGTATTACCTACACCATCAAATCCGCCAGTTGAACCCAAACCAACTCTTTGAGTTGCAATTCCAATTAAATCATTAGAAATTTTAGCAACAAACAATTGTTGATTATCCGATAGAGTTGCTGCAACCCCAATATTTTGATATTCATTATAAACTATACCATTTCCACCATTTGAAGAATACGTTAGTATGTCACCGGTTTGTAAATTATGATTTCTTATATACAGTGATTTAATAGGAACTGCAAGAGAACTTGCCCCAAAAGTTGTTCCAAGACCAATTGTGTTTAATCCAAAAGAACTAAACTGCAATACTGACCCAATTCCAACAGCCGTTGTACCAAGACCTACAGTTTCACCTGGTTCAAAGTAGATTTCTTTATTTCTTTTAAATTCATATGGTGCTTTAAATCCAGAATTAATAGTTAATCTTCTCGAATCCTCTATCAATAAAGATCCAATAGTATGAATTCCACCGACAGTTTCATCTACGGATCTCAAAACCCGGAATCTAGAGTTTTTAAAATCTACATTTAAAACTTTTACTCTTTCTGTTCCAATACCTAAAATATCATTAGGTACGATATTTGATCCAACTAGACTTGAAGATACATTAAAGAACGTTACTAATCCAGTAACACTTGTACTACCAACAGCAACTCCTGTGGTTCCAAGTCCAGATATTGCAAATCTTTCGCTAGATACACCAATTGTATAGAATCCTTCAATTTTTGATGATGTGGTAGAAATTCCACTGATATTGACAATATCTAATGCATTAAAATTGTGGGGAGATGTAGATTCTACAATATAAGTTCCTTTCTTTTTTGAAGGAATTAATTTTATGTCTGACACTTTAGATGTAGACGCACTAATACTATTAACACCTCTACCTTTCAGTCTAGAAATTCTTCCAGCAGCTCCAAATCCAGTTCCATCCGAATCTGAAAAATTTAAAGTATCTCCGACTTTATAATTATTTCCCGAACTTTTTACATCTACTCTAGAAACTTTTCCTCTAGTTGTAGATACAATCTGTCCAGTCTGAGATAAATTGTTTGGAGAATATATGTAAGGGTATTCAACCCCGTCTTCTCTTAAATTATATGAAACTGTATTTCTGCACCAATTATTAGATTCAATATCATAATCATCTTGATTTGATGATTTTTTGAAATTAAATTCGTTAGGAGTTGAATAGTATTTGTCACCCAAAGTATATGGGAAAGTTGGAAGTTTAAAGTTTTCAAACAATCCAGAAGACTCTATAGAATCTGGATTAATTGTTACAAAATATGCATATACTCCATTTGGATAATCTGGAGTTATGCAAAATCTTCCATTATTTCTGTCAAGATAATCATCATTGCCATTTTCATAATATGTGAAGTCTTCAACAAAGAATCCTAATGGAAAAACTGATACTGGTGGTCCATTTACACGCGATGTATTAAGTTTGTAACTAGACTTCATGAGGGTTACTAGTCCCCCATCTTTTTTCGAATATCCATATGGACCATAAATTGGATTTCCATCATAAGCCCAACCAATGATAGGTGAGTGATCTGTAAAATCTGTTTCTTGAGAGTTTACTAATTTTAGATCTAATTTTCCGTAAAGAGTTTTTCCTGACTCACTAACAGAATAAATCATTTGTCTCAATGCTCTAGGAGCATATAATGAGTAACATTGCAATCCAGAATTTTCATTCAATGCCGCTTTAACAATTACATCATCAGATCCGATTAAATTATTATTATATAATTTTTCAAACAAATTGACTCTCCAAGTTTGCAGACTAGGAATAAATTGAAAATCTCTTTCTGTTGCAACTATTTCAATATCAACATCTCCAGAAATATATCCAGATCCAGGTTCAATAACTTTTACTTCACGAAGCATTCCATTTTCAATTATTGGAGTTAAAACACAACCAATTCCAGAAGAAGAGAGTATGTCTACATCTGGAATAGACGTATAATCTGATCCAACATTATTTACAATTACTTCAACAATTTTTCCGTCAGCAGATACTATTGGATTAACTTGGGCATTTTTTCCAGAAGTAATCGATACATTGGGTGGTTTTTTAAAGTTGATAATCTCATTAGTTCCATATCCAGTTCCTTTATCGGATAAATGTACCGATGTAAGTTCTCCTCTAAAAATTGGTTGAACCTGAACTTCATATGCACTAGATTCAATTCCAGTAACAGTTTCTATACCAACAGGACCTTTAATTGATACTGAGATGGGAATATAATTGAAGTGATGTGTTCCACTACCAGAAGTGTTAAAATCTACATATTGTTTAGTTTTATAGAAGAAAGTTTCATCATCTGCAGATCCAATTTCAGATAGTTTAAAGTTGTTATCATCAACTACCGTAACATAGTAATTATTCCCATTACTTAATCCGCCAATGTTTGTAGTTCCAGAAGAATATCGCAATATCTCTCCAGATTTATAATCATGATTTTCTATATTAATAGTATCAGAGGAAGTATTAATTCCAGATGAAATAACAGATCTTTTTTTATTTTGATATCCAAATCCACTATTAACAATATTAATAGAATCTACAACTGCTTTTTTAGAAGAACACTCAAGTGTATGTTTTCCTATACCATTAAAAGATAAGGTAACTGTATTAATACCACTAACGGCCTCTCCAACAGTATTGTGAAGTTTAATTGTAGTGGCATCAACAACTTCTGCAAAATATGTTGCATCAGTAGAGAGTCCACCAACAATTTGTTGAGAGTTTGGTTTATAAACTAACTGTTCCCCATTTCTAAACTTATGATAAGTAGAAAATCCAATAGTAGACAGAGTAGATCCTAAACCAACTCTATTTGATTGAGGATCAGAGAAAAATTCTTGAGAGTGTGAAATTAACTTTAGATTAACTAAGGCATTAGCATCCTTACCATTCCCACCAGTTATCGTAACAACAGGAACTTCCGTAAAATCAAATCCCCTATCAATAATTCTAAGTTCTCTTAAACTTCCATTGACTGCAAGAAATCCTGATGCACCAGTTCCAACTGGATCTACTATAGTTAGTTCTGGTGGATTAATTACATCAAAGTCAATTCCTGGTGAAGATACTTTAACTTCTTCTAGTCTTCCTGTATGAATTATATCTTTTGATTTATAGTTTAAAATTTCAACTCCATTAACTAAAATTCCAGTGGAACCTGGTTTCGTTTCTACTTTAACTTCACTATCGATAGGAGTAGCAATTTCCCTATAAAGTTTTTGTGACTCTATATTTTTATTTTTTGTTTCAGATCTTTCTAGAATGTTATTACTAACTGTAGTAGTACTCTCTATAACTACAAATTTTGAGGTGTATAAGTTAGCTAAAGATTTTGCTAATTTTATATTATTGTTATCTACTCTGGAAACATAATATATTCCTTCACCACCATCATCTCCACCAAATAATGACGATAAAATTGTAGAAACTTCTATAATCTGCCCATCACCAACGTCTACATTTCTTACAATTTTTTGTGGGGTATATGATATAGATTCTCCACTATAATATCCATGATCTTTTATATTTAAAGTTGTTCCTACAAATGTACCACTAAAAGTTTTTGTTGATTTATTTGCAACAATTGGTTTTTCTTTATAAGAAGGTAAAGAGTTTGATGCAACTAAAATTGAATCTCCATATTGTTTTTTATAAACATTCTGAATGTTTGCATGAAACTTATTAATTTGTGGAAAAAATGTAGACGTTGCTTTTCTTATATTTCGTTGCAAGTAATATTCTGTACCAGTAATAAGATTACCAGAAGTCTTGATCGTTACAACTTTAGACGAAATAATATCAGAAATTTCTGCATTATAAACTTCGATACCTGATGCTGAAGTAACAGTCACATTATCACCAAGTAGCAAATAATTATCTTTGTTTAAAGTTAATTTATATGTTTTTGGTGAAACATTTCCAATTAATTCAATATCTGCAATTAGATATTTTACTGGATTATTATATAACCAATTTTTAAATTTAAATGAATCTTCTTCAACACCAAGAGTTTTTATATTAAAACTATCCCCTGGTTTATAATCATATATTCCATCTTGTTTTGAAAATCCAGATAGAACTGAAGAGAGGCGAACTACAATTGATGAATTGTTTTCATCTGGTTTTACAAAGGCAAAATCTTCTGTACTTAATGTATCACCATCAATTAAAGTTTCGGTAATATTACTACAATCTAAGAACTGGGTGATTGTTTTTGAGGTATAGGATACAATACCAGTTTGGTTAGCAACTCCTGTGGGATAATCTACGTAAAGAGATCCGGAGTTTGGGAACCCAATTGTTGAATCAACATCAATAAACGTTGATCCAGCAGAAACATTTCCAATTATATGAGTTTTTGGTGCAACTTTAAAGTTACCTGTCGTAGATCCAAGAACTCTAATATCTCTATTATATCCATCATCATATGAGAGTTTAAAGAAATTTTTTCCAGTTCCTGCATTAATTTTTTCTATACCATATATCGAAGTATATGTTTCATCATTATCCCCTTGAAATATAGTTCTACTATCTAACTCTGAAGGATTACCAAAAATTGGTTCAATTAGAAAATTGGAAGTAACTAAATTTCTAGCATTTGAAGGTGTGAATAGATATTCTCTTGGCTTTACAATTTCAACATTTACTCCATAAAGAGCATTGAACAAAATCCTATATGACTCATCCGTTCCTTTACTTGTATAGAAATCTTTTGCTTGCTTTATGAATAAATTCTGGTTAATATTGGACGAGAGTGGCCTCTCAGATAATCCAGGTAAAAGTTGAATTTTTGTTTTGCTTAAAAATTCTTTTAAGAATAAACAACTTAAATTCTGTATAGTATCACCGTCTTTATGATCTTCTGCTGATGTGGAACTGAAGACAAGTTCCCCTGGATTAGAATCCGACTTATATGAAGTTACTCCATTAAATCCCCTAATACATCCAGTAAAAGAAGATAATGTTTTTCCTGTATATGTTATTACTTCGTTACCTAGTTTCAGAAGTCCATAAGAACTAGGAAAATCCGTAGTTCCTTTTGGTGAATCTTCAAGGTTTATATTAATGGTTGTTGAAAACGCATCAGTATCACCAGATAAAATTACTTCATGATCTATTGAAGTTTGTTCATCTAGTTTTACATATTGATCAATATTTTGAATTAAATCAATAGGTCCACTTTTATATTCTTGTCCAATATAATACTGTTTTAAAAATTCAGAGATAAGAGGGAACTCATTCTCCACATATAATGGGAGTTGACTCTTAACGATGTTGCTAAACTTGATTCTTGTTTCTGCCATTTTTTTGTATATTTCTGAATTAGTAACCGCCGCCAGCACCCGAAGGTGTTGATGATCCACCAGAAGCACCGGAAGTCGAAGTTGTTCCAGTAAAAGAATTATTAGTAGTAGTAATATCTGCAGTAGTAACTACAGTAGGTGTAACATTGTCTGGGGCTCCAACACGAACCAAATTACCTTCTGCATAAGAAGAAGATACGATATAACTTGATGCTGAAGGATCTAATCCCGATGCAATTTCGTCTGATACCATTTCAAACGTACTGTTACTAGTATCTAGTTGCAAATAAAGGTCCTGTAATCCGACAACATCATTTGATAATGGAGTTGCTTGAATTTCAATAATTTGTTGACCATCTTTTTCTATACCAGCAATAATATTAACCGCATTGATAGTTATTATCCCATTTATATAATCAATAGTTCCTATATTAGATCTTACAATAGATGGATTTTGAGATCCTACATTTGGAAGACTAAAAAAGAATAATGAACCAGTTGTTCCTTCTGAGTTTGGAATGTCTCCGAGATATAAATTTTCAGAAATTCCAAAAACTCTAAATCCAGAAGATTTTATATTATATCCACCACTATTTGCAATGTGGAATTGATTTCCAAATCCAATTTGATACTCTGCAATCGTACTTGGTACAATTCTCAAATCTCTTCTCATTCTCATAATAGTAATGTTTGATGTTACTGATGGATGACTATCATCAATAATTTTCAAAAATTTACTATATTTAAAACGAGCACCATACTTATTTAATTCAGTAGAATTAGCATACTTAGAGGCATTAGTAGAAACTATTGAAGAAACATCAGCTGATGACGATGCTAAATTGGTGTTGTAGTAAATTTTTGAACTTATTTCAATATAAAGATATTTAAGATCTAAGATTTCGGGTACAACACCTGCAACTGCATACTTCTTTAGTTTTAATTTAATATTTTCTTTAATTAGGTTTGGCAAGAAATCTCCAAACTTAGGTTTGATACTAATAAAAACTTTTCCATATTGTGGTGGATTTAATTCTTCTCCACCAAAGACCGAAATTGATTCAGTATCTGGATATATTCTTGCTGGAATAAGAGTTTCATAATCATCTGCGGTTACTGCACGATTTTGAGTTGAATAAATTTTTGGTGCATATTTTCTAACAGACTCTACACCCTCAATCGCAGATCCACCCCTAGAACTAAATTCTGGTGTTACAAGTGATATTCCAGTTGTAACGGTGTACTCATTACCATCTCTTGCATAAGTTATTCTTCCATTAAAGGAGAATTGTGAAAATCCATTTCCAGCGTCTCCATTAGTGGTCAAATATGTAACAGTAATATAATTCTGGTCATCAAGTTTTTTACCAAAACTTCCATCACCAAAGAAAAGTTCATATCTTTCATCAGATACTTCTTGTAAAAAATAAACTTTTGATTCTGATCCAATATAAAACAAACTATCTTGTAAAGAATATTTTACAGTCGCTGTAGAAGATGAATTATTCTTAACGCCCACTCTAATCAGTTCAGTATCAATACCAATGTTGGGTAAGATGAATTTTTGCTGAGGATTCCTAGCACTATATGTAAAATTCTTTTCTATAACGGTTCCTTCATAGATTGGTATATTATTGAAAGAAGCAATCTTATTGACCACAGGGACCGTTATATCGTCTAAGATGCAGAATGACCCCGACCCACCGCCAAAGACTCCCTGAGACGCTACTACCGTCCCCTTACGAAGCGTTAGGGATGCTGGTACGGGGGTTATGTTGGTTGTGTCAACAAAGAATGATATTGAAGATGTTGCTGCTTTTCTTGATTTAGGTGTATATCCAATATTTCTTGCAAGAGCTATTACATTCTCTCTTAGAGTTGCAGTATCGATAAAAACTTCATTCGCCACCATATTGGCATT